ATCGGGACGGCGAACTGCACCCAGGTCCAGCACCGGCACCTCGGGCGTGTAGTCCGCAAACATTGGATTCTGTATCGGCTCCTCAAACTGAGGAAAGTCGACGTCGTCCTGAGTAGAATCCGAAATACGCTGGTAACCTTGAACAGCCGCTCCCACAATAAAGCCTCCCATGCGCGCCCACCAGAGCCAACGGTTCCAATCCACAGAACGTGGAGCGGACGAGGAAGAAGAAGCCTCACCCAAATCGATACGGGTAGTAGGACCACCAAATCGAAGTTGGGTGTCTCTGGATGGTCGTGCGGAAGGCTCCCCACTACCAAAATGCAAGGCGGTTTCCCGATTTATTTTACTTGTCACCTGAGTGAGGGGTGCGAAACGGAGTTGAAAGTCTGCATTACGATTCGCCCGACGAAGCGAATTGCGTGACCGCGTGGACATAATAGCACCTGAGGTTCGAGAAATGAGGGTTCAATTTTCATTAGCAACGACGTGACCGATGCCGCAGTGAGGACATCGTACGCTGAGGTAATGGCGCCCGACCAAGAACAGGCCAAAGCATACTGTACACTGTTCTAGGCTGACAGCAGACTTGTCATACCAGACATTACCTGCTGTACCGTAGACTGACATCCGACTAACAGCGCGAGTCAACGTGCCAAGCCAGAAAGCTAACGCAACGAACGCCAAAATAATGATCACCTCGAGCATTTAGGACCCTCCTTACTGCAACGAAGAGGTAAGCAGTTTAGTAACCCCTTACCAAGAAACTCATCAGAGAAGTCGCATTAATATGCGCATTAACTAACCCGCCACACGAGATATTCGAAGACCGGACTTGACAGAAACGCTTTAAAAGAGAAGCCTTTAAAAGCGTTGCTATCCTTTCGACCGACAGCGGCAAAAGCGCGTAAAATGAAGTCATTGTCCTCAGCACAAAGCCGAGCAACAACCTCCACGAGTTCTACATCCGAATCCACAAGCCAGTCCGCAAGTTCAGTTGCGCACGGGTGATGCCTACAATAGGTAATCTGTTGGATCCAGCGCACGGTATCATACGTCCGATCCCAATCGTCACCATCAACACGCTCAAAGCTGAGAACATTCGCCATCACTTGCGCGATGGGTCTCACGCCAACCGCGACACCGTTCTCATCACGATATTCGTCCGAGTACAAATCCT